CAAGATCATGCCTGATGCAGTTGTTCACGGAACTCTCCCCACTGGTGCAGCAAGAGAGATTGATGCGACGAGTGATGGCAAGCTTGAAGTCGATGCAAGCTTTTCTGGTGTTTCGGTCGATGCGTTTGCTCGGTTAAGAACTTCATCGGCCCTCACGCTTTTCGACTCAAGCCATCGTTATGCAGATAATGGGCGCTGGGTTACAAGTACTGCGACTGGCGGAGCTGCAACTTTTTCAGCGAACGAAGGCTTGGTAAATCTTGCAGTTACTGCAGATTCTGGCTCAAGGGTCTACAGGGAGACAAAGCGTTGTTTTAGTTATCAGCCTGGCAAGTCGCTACTTGTTCTTAGTTCATTCGTAATGAACGCTGCAAAGGCTGGCCTTAGGCAGCGTGTTGGATATTTTGGTGCTGCAAATGGTATTTACCTTGAGCTTGATGGCTCAACTCTTTCTTTTGTTGAGCGCAGTTCTGTCACTGGGTCAGTCGTAGAAACAAAAGTTGCACAAGCGGATTGGAACGGAGATAAGCTTGACGGATCTGGTGAGTCCAAAATTGTTCTTGACATCATTAAAGCTCAAATCTTCTGGGCCGATATTGAATGGCTTGGCCTTGGCACCGTAAGAGTAGGATTTGTAATTGACGGTGTTTTTATTCATTGTCACTCTTTCCATCACGCAAATCTGATTTCTTCTACTTATATTACAACTGCGTCGTTGCCACTCAGATACGAAATTGAAAACACTTCTGCGACATCAGGCGTCAGCACTTTGAAGCAAATTTGCTCTACGGTTATCTCAGAGGGTGGTTATGAATTGCGTGGTTTTCAGGTAGCTGCCGGCACTCCTGTCAACTCGCCGAGAACACTTGGAACGGCTGGAACTTTCTATCCTGTCGTATCTCTTCGTCTTAAAGCAACTCGACTTGACGCAATCGCTGTTCTTAGTGCGCTATCTGTAATGGCAGTTAGTACTGGTAATTTTAATTGGCAGATTAGGACTGGCGGAACAACGACTGGCGGTACTTGGGTGAGTGCGGGCGCTGACAGTGCGGTTGAATATAATATCTCTGGCGCATCACATGTTGATGGGGTTTCAATTGCCACTGGATTTATTAGCTCGACCAATCAAAGCGGCGCTAGTACAAATATCTCTGGCAATGATGTTTTCAGGTTTCAGCTCGAAAGAAATTCTTTTGCGCCTGCGCCGTATGAATTAACGCTGCTTGTTGCCTCTGATGGCGCCGATGATCAGGTGGTCGCCTCAATGGACTTTGAGGAGATTTCTCGATGATTGCAAAAATCGCCACCTTGATCTACAGTTTGATCTGACCACGTTTTTTCTATGGCTAACGCTCCTGCCCCCGGCGCCCCCATTAGGGCAATTGATCGTCTGCGCAAAGCGGCTAACTTTGAGCCTATCAAGCAGGAAATTGTGCTTGACAATGGCGATGAGTTTACTTTTTATGTAACGCCACTGACTGCGGCTGAGCGAGAAAAGGCACAAAAAGATGCAAAGTCTGATAACGCCAATGATTTTGCCATGCAGCTTCTTGTCGCAAAGGCGCAAGATGAAAACGGGGAGCGTCTTTTTAAGGCGGGTGACATTCCTGTTCTGAAACGCGAGATTCTCGATCAAGATCTTCAAAAGCTGATTCTTGCTGTTCTTCGCCCTGATAGCGAAGACAGTGAAGCTGATATGAAAAGCGATTGAAAAAGAGCTTGAGTCAGATGGGCGCTTGTTTTTCCAACTTTCTCTGGCAGAGACGCTGCATTGCACTTTGCATGAGCTTAAGGACAAGGTGACGGATCAAGAGCTTTTGCTGTGGTCTGCTTACTTTTCTATTAAGAACAGAAAGCAAAAGGAAGAGATGGATAAGATCAAGCGCCAATCTCGTCGCTAGCCGCCCGCCTTGGGCGGCTTTTTCGTGTCTGGCTAGACTGATTGGAACCCCAGGTCGATCAAAGTGGCTAATTACGACGCAAGGATAAACATTACAGCCAATGCGTCGCAAGCAGAGAGAGAGCTTCAGCGCCTTCAGGGAAGACTTGAACAAGTAGAAAGAGCAGCGAATCTTGATGTAGGTGCAGCAATTCGCCTTGGTGGAATCCAGAGATCAATAGCAACCGTAAATCAGCTAGATCGAGCGGTTTCTTCCTTGCGTTCTACGGTTAGAACAATCAATTCGCCAGGCGGAGGTAATCTTGGCGACGCTTTCAGAACAGCCGCAACAGCTGCAAATCAGTTTTTCGATTCTCTTTCGACTGGTGAGAGATTTTTATCGAATTCTATTGCGGGACTCAAAGAGCAGGCTAGCGCATTTGCCACGCTTGCTGGAAATATCAGTTCCGCAGAGGCTCGTTTTGTTGATTATGTGCAAGGTGCGCAATCGGCGCAAGACAAGGGCCTAAGACCTTTGTTTAGGCAGTTTGAAGCTCTTAGAGCGCTCTATGAGGAGGGTATAACTGGCAGAGGCGTAGAAATAAACACAAGAGAGATGGGAGCCGGTTTATTTGAGCAACTCTCAAGAGAGGTTCCCCAGACAGAGGCGGCCTTAAAAGCGTTTTCCACTGAACTGCAAAGAGTTCGGAGTCTTATCGGATCAGAAAGCATTGCAGCGTTTGGGATTGAGCAACAAATCATAGAAATAGAGCAACAGCTTTTAACAATTGAACAAAATCGGCTCGAAACGAGAGCGGCATTAAACAGACAGATGTCTGCGCCTGTTCAAAGTTCTCTTGCGAGAATGGAAGGCCGCACTGCTGATCCATTCGGAATATCCGGTGAGCAAATAAATGAAGCCCTGAACGCCAGGGCGGCTGAATACGTAAAGCAGCAAGATGAGCTTGCCTCTCTACAGCGCACGCTTTCTTCAATGGAGGAAAAGCGCTTTGATCCGTTAAATATATCTGATCAACAAATTAACCAAGGGCTAGAGGAGCGGGCTGCTCTTTACTCACAACAGCAAGATGAGCTTTCATCCTTGCAGCGCTTACTGGGGGCAATGGAGGGTCGTCGCTACGACCCACTGAATATATCGGACGAACAAATCAATCAAGGACTGGAAGAAAGAGCCAGAAATTATGCCCAGCAAGCCCGTGAAATAACAAATCTCCAGCAGGCTCTTGGAGGCATGGAGTCGCGCCAAGTAAATTGGGCAACTGCATTTGGTATTTCTGAATCAGACATAGCAGCCGAGAGAGCGAGAGAGCTTGAGGTTGAGTGGAACAGATTAAATGAAGCAGCCAAGCAACTTGCAGCGCAAGCTCCACAGGCTGCCGCCGCCTTACAGGCTTTTAAGTTTGAAACACTAGCAAAAGACGCGGATGCCTATACTCGCGCTCTTTTGAATCAACAAAGAACACTAGACGAATACACCGACTCCGCCAATAGAGTTGCTATTGCATCCGCAGAACTTGGCTATGGTGGCGAACTCCCCGCTCTTCGTCCCGCTGGATTTACAAATCAAGACGTAAGAATAAAGAATTTACTTGACGATCAAACTGCTGCCGCAAGGATTGTTGCAGATCTTGAGATGGATCTAGATAAGATGGTGAATCAATTTGAGATTGAAAATATAGAAAGAGAACTCAAGGCAGAGCTTGATCGAATAGACACTATTTTAGACGCAAGAACCAAAGCGGGAGAGAAGTGGTGGGCTGGGGAAAAGAAAAGGCTTGACGAAAAAACAAAACTTGAGCAAGAGCAGGAGCGTCAGTCTCGGTTGCCATTTCTTGAACGCCGTTTCAGCGCTAGGCGTAGTCGCGCTATCAGCGAGGGCCTGGTCGGTGGCGCCTTCCCCTTGCTCTTTGGGCAGGGGATTGGCGCAGCTGCGCTTGGTGGCCTTGGTGGCGCTGCTGGTGGTTTTGCTGGTGGCGGACTTGGCTTTGGCTTGTCACTGGTTGGTACGGCGCTTGGTACTGCATTCGACGAAGCAGTTCAAAGTGCTACTGAATTGGGTGCAGCGCTCAATGACACGACTCAAACTTTTGACAAGGTAAAAGAGCGAGCACTCTTTAGCTCAAAAGAAACAGAGAAGTTTGCTGACAAAATGCAGGAGATCGGGTTTGTTGCTTCGGCTGCAGCTCTTTCTCAGCAAGAAGTTATTAGCAAGATTGGTAGGACTGGTGCCAATTCGTTAAATCAGCTCTCCAATTCCTCTGATAGGCTTAATAGGGCGTGGGCCGAATTCAATCTTCAGCTTCAAGCAGCACTTGCTGGGCCGATGGCCGGTCTACTGGAGTGGGTTGCTGGTATTGTTGGAATTGCGAATCAAAGAGGTCGCTCTCAAGCAGCCGCTCTTGATTTAGTGCCGCAAGACAAGGCTGGTCGCGCTCGCTTTGAGCAAGAGCTAACAAAAGCATTTAATGAAACCTACGGAACAAGTTTTGCTGGCAAGGGGGCTCCACGTGGGAGCATTGAAGAAACAATTGAGTACCTGAGTATGGACGAAAAGGGCAGGGCTGCCCTTGCTAAGCTGTCAAAAACATTTAAGCCAATTGAGCTAGATGTAAAAATCAAAGAAAAACAGACAATAGAGGAAGAGATTGCAAGATTAGGTAAAAAACTTGAAATTATTGATCTAGGAAAATCACTAATTGATCAAGTTCGCCAAGCTGATCGCGAACAGCAGGATCTTGACAAGCAACGTGCGGATCTTGTTCGCTCTTACGAAGAAAGCATTGGCGATATTCGCAAGAGAGTTGAAGATGAGGTCGCCAATCGTCGTTTTTCAATTCTTGAAAAAGAGAATCAGCTTCTTGACCAGCAGGGTCAGAACAGGCTGCGTCAACTGCAATTGATCAACCAAGAGATTATTGCAAGCGCTGGTCGTGGAGAGCGCCCAGAGATTGAGCAGGCCGCTAGGAATGCTGCTGAGATTGTCGCAGCGTTTACTGAGGATCAACTGTCTGCTGAGGAGGAAGCCGCAAAAATCAAAAGAGACGCGGCACTTGATTCTCTCAAGTTTGACTATCAGGCCGCAGAATTTAAGGCAAGTATTGAAAAGGAGGTTTCTCGACTTAACATTGAAACAGCGCGTCGTGTTGCCGATATTAACGAGCAAGTGCGTCGCAGAAACGAAGAGCTTGACAATCGTAGATTTGCAATTGAAAAGCAAATCGCTGATCTTCAGCTGAAGATGATGCAAAATGAGCTTGCGCTGGCAACCAAGAATGCCGATCTGCCGATTGAGGCCCGTCAAGCTGCGTTTGACTTGTATCAGCTCGTCGGAGAGCAGCGCAAGCAAGTCAAGGAGATTGCCGCTCAGCCAGCCCTGCGCGGCGTTGGACAGGTTGGCGGCGGTGGAGTTTCTACGCAAAGCATTGATGCTGTGGTGGCAAAAGAGAAAGCCGCTATTGCTGCCATTGTTCAAGCAGCGCTGCAGGGCGCAGACCTTCTAAAGCAGGAAGGAATTAATAAATTCAAAAATTCGATCAATGATCTCATCACAGGAATAGAAGCGCCCATCAATGCGATAAATCAGTCGATCCTTGACGCAGATCAAGAAAGAGTGCGCTATAGCGAATTGATTTCTCAGGGACTCACGGATACTGTTGCACAAAGAGTAATTGAAATTGAAAAAGTAAAAGACTTGGCCGCTGCTCAACTTGATAGCGTTATCAACGAGCTTGAGAAAAGAAAAGCTGTTGAAGGCACTACTGAGGCAATTAAGACCCAAATTGACACTGAAATTCAAGGAATCAGGGATCGACAAAAAGCCCTTGAGGAGGCGACTGGCGTTGCACCAAAAGACGGCAAGCCCGGAACTGGTTTAATTGGTAGAGCGGTAGAAAGTGAAAAAGGAAGAAAAATTCAAGATTTTATCAACAGTGCGCAAGAGGGGCTCAACGATCTTGAATCTTACGCCATTCGCGTGTCTCAAGGCATTGGCGATGCAGTTGGCAATTCACTGTCGAATGGAGTTGCTGGGCTGATTGAAGGGACTGCAACAGCAAAAGAAGTTTTTGCTGGATTCCTGAAGGATGTTGGGCAGATTTTGGCCAGTGAAGGCGCCAAGATGATTGCGACTTATATTGCGATTGGTATTGCAAAAATCTTTGCGGGGCTTGGCGGCGGCGGATTCAAATTCAGTGGGCAGGGTCCAGTTGGCCTTCCAAGCGCATTGAATCCACTGGGCGGCGCGGACGTTGCAGGGAATTTTGCGCCCAATTTCACGGGCTTTGCCAATGGCGGCATGTTCACGAATTCCATCGTCTCTTCGCCGACTCTCTTCCAATTCGCCGATGGCGGCGTTACCCAGACTGGCGTTATGGGCGAGGCTGGCCCCGAGGCGATCATGCCTCTGGAGCGCGGCCCTGACGGCAAGCTGGGCGTCTCCGCCAAGCTCAGTGGGGCAATGAGTCGCTACTCTCGCCCGCCCGGCGCTGCTGGTGGGCCTGAAGGTGGCAGCGGTGATTCTGCGTCCACTGGCGGCGGCGCAGCAGTCGCAACCGCCCCAATCGACGTGCGTTATACCGTGGAGCGCATCAACAGCGTGGATTACGTGACCGCTGATCAGTTCCGCGCTGGCATGGCTCAAGCGGCACAGCAAGGCGCTAAACAAGGTGAGCAGTCCACTCTGCGTCGTCTACAACAATCCAGCTCTACCCGCCGTCGCCTTGGGATGTAATGCAGTACGCACTCGGCCACTTCCTACGTTTCACGCAAGCCAACGGCAATGTTCTGCCGTTTCAAAATTTCTACATTCGTGCTGGCATCAATCGGAACGGCTACACGCATAGCTTTTTGCCGTTTGGCTTCAGCGGTGTTTCAATCAACTCCAAGGGCGACAACGTTGATTCATCACTGGTGTTACCAAACAATGAGTTGAGCCGTGCATGGGCTGGTCAAGCTGCCAGCGAATTTTGGATTGCGACCGTTGATGTTTGTATCGTCAATCCCGATGACAGCGCATCACAGCAGTTGTTGCACAGTTACACAGGCGCAGTGTCTGGTGGTGCTTGGGATGAAACGGTCATCAACCTGACGCTGAACAGTGTGCTTGATGCCGTGAGTAGCGATATTCCAAACCGTTCGTTGCACCAACGTTTAGTGGGTAGGTTGCCTGCTTCGTCTTATGTGCGTTTCTGACCTGATCGGCAGACCGTATCGTTACGGCGCCACGGGCTCAGATTCAGATCAAGCGGTCGATTGCATCCATGTTGTGCTGCTGGCGTTAGACGAAATGGGCCTACCCCGTCCGCCATCGTCTCAGCACTGGTACAGCGCAAGTTGGCGCCAGGTTGCACGAGAGCTATTGGAGTGGGGAAAACGGGTTGAAACGGCTAAACTCGATGGAGACGTGGTGTTGCTGTCCACGGAAAAACACGCATTTGGAGTGGTATGGCAGCAGGGCGTAATTCACATCAGC